GTATGTGATAAAAATATATTTACAAGTTCGTCTTGTTCTTCTTTCCAACCACAAGCTCTAAAGTTGACTTGAGAGAAATGCATCTCTCCCATATCGTGTCTTTCTCTATTACCCTCTGGTGTGGACTCAAACTTATTAATTAATCTATCACAGAGTTCATCACTAAATGCATTTTCGTATACACGAATATAACTATCCATACTTAAATTCTTTACCTACAGCTTCTTCAATTTGTTTCATTATATCTTCTGTAAAGTATTTCTCTGGTTCACTCATAATAGATTTACCATATTGTTTAGAACCATCTGGTAGTTCGTATCGTGTTGATACCTTCTTAAATATATTATACTTCTCTGCAATATCTAACAATCCATAGTATTTGTCAAGTCCTTTATCATAAGTCAATCTTACATCTACCATTTTGTTTTCAATAGTCAATCTTGATTTGTGATTTTTACAATGCACAATATTACCAACAACTTCTGTACCATCCTTGTCTTTCTTCTTGGATAGGAACACAATAGATGATGCAGCATACTTTAGTCCAGAACCACCACCCATTTCTTTTGTAGAAAACAATCCCATCGAATCATAGGTATGATTAGTTACAACCATAGGAACACCACAACGACCTAGTTTCAAAGTCAGAACACGAAATGCAGCTTTAAGTACTTGTGCTCTTGTCATGTCTCTTGTTTCTTTACCCTCAGAGGTATCTTCAACTTCTTTAGTAGTAGACAACATACCAAGAGAATCAAGACACATCATCATTGGTCTACGGTCTGCTTCATTCTTTGCAAGATACGAATCTAATACTTTGATTGCCTGTGTGCGAAACTCCTGTACAGTTGTGACAGGAATAATAACCATACGATTAGGATCAATGCCTCTGTCAATCACCATCTGTTTTGTAATCGCACTTTCTGATTCAAAGTACAGTACACCAGCATCAGGGTTTGCATCAAGAAACGACTTGACCATACCCATAACAAAAAACGTCTTACCAGTTGCAGACTCACCAGCGATTGCAGTAATCTTGTTTGCTGGTAATCCACCATAGATAGAACCAGAAAGAAGTGCGTTTAAAATATGACTACCAGTATCATAAAACGATCCTACGTCAGCTCCCTCAATACCGTCTGCAACCAATGCTGCATATTCATTACCTGTGGTTTTAATTATGTCTTTTAGAAAATCACTCATATATCACCTTCCTTACGAGATGCAGAACGTAACGCATCAAATCCGCCTGGATAACGATCCGATAGTTTTGCGATATTCATATCTATAACTTCTTCAAAAGAAGTATCTAGTGCAATCATTGCTTGTGCAAGATACCAGCACACATCCCCGAGCTCAGAGCGGAGATGTTTGATTGTATCCTCATCAACTTCTTTACCTTGGAATAATACTTTTTTTACAATATCATTAAACTCACCAACTTCACCAGATAGTCCTATTGATGCAGTAAGAAGTCTGGATACTTTTACACCCTGTTCTTCCATAATACCAATACATTCAATCATGTTATCGGTATCTTTAGTTGGGTTACTACTAACTGTGTCCACAAAACGAACATATTGTTGCAGCTTACCACCGTCTGTCTTATATGCCATTAATAATTCTCCACAATATAACTTTTCACTGGATTGTGTCTAGTTAACAATTGACCATCACTATCAAGCTCGTCTGGGAAATATTTTTTGATTTCTTTTTCCATGCGTATACGGCGTACACCGTCCTCAGTATTTTCTTCAAACCACTGAGTAGTTTCAGTTTTTAATAATGTTCTCATAATATTCTCCTACTTAATTGCAATTGCACCAACAAACATATGATTTCGCCAGAATGGTTGAATGTCTTCAAATCCAGCATTGTATACCATATCTTGAATTTCACTCCAAGTATTAGGTTTCATCATGTGTCGTAGTGTTCTTTCTTTATCCATAATGTCTTCTGTGTCAAAAGACTTTCTTTTATAATCATAATAATTAAAAGTTAACATATCTTGAAAGTTAGCATTTTGACAGATTGTTTTCTCTGCAAAAATATATGCGCCACCATCATTTAGTCCATTAAAAATATTTTCAATTACCTGTTGTCTGTCTCTTTTAGGCATAAACTGTAAAGTAAAAATATTCGTGATTAATGATGCATTTGTAATTTCTGTTTCACGAATATCTTCAAGAACAAATCTTACATCAGACCAAGGGTGTATCTTGTCAATTGTCTGTTTACGTTTTTCCAAGTCTTTATAAAACCCTTCAGCAATCTCTACACCAACGTAAGTGGCTGCATGGCAATGATCTTGATTATCCTCTAACATACGTTGTGTAAGCTTACCAGTAGAACAACCAATGTCATATACGTTAGTGTTATCTTCAACAAAATAACGTGACAGTGAAATAACATCTTCTAGTAAATTACTGTACCCGCGAATACTTTGTTCAATGTGTTCATCAAAACCTTCTTCTCTATGTGCAAATGTAAAATCAGCCATTATGTAACTCCTTATATGGTTTTAAAATATTTTTATAAACTGAATCAGCAACAGCCTTCATCATTAGTGGTGGCACCATGCGACCCATTCTTTCAGACCTTTGTTCCCATTTACCAGTTAGTTTAAAGTCATCTGGTAAAGACATTGCCCTTTGAGATTCATTTAGTGTAAGTTTTCTCATTTCACTCCAATGAATACAGCCGCCAGATGCTGTAATTGTAGGAGCAGGTTTGTGTCTAGATATTCTTTTCATATTGAAGTGATGCCCCTTTGGATGATAATCACAACCAGTTAGAACCTTATCTGGATCAAGTGGCATCTTTGAAGCAGTTTTAAAATGTGAACCTTTTGAAAACTTTTCTGTTAACATACTTACTTCTTCTTTATCATATACTAAATCACTGAATGCATCACCACAAGTTATCGCCTGAGAAAACTTGTCAGGGAAGATACCAGCAATATTCATAAAAGTAAGACCAACTGCCTCAGTAACATCCTCACGAACAGCAATAAAGATAACTCTCTTTCTTGTTTGTGGTACACCATAGTGAGATGAGTCTAAAACCATAGATGATACATCATAACCAATCTTTTCAAATGTATTTGTAATCTTGTAGTAATATTGTTTTGCTTCACCCATTAGCAGGCCAGCAACATTCTCTGCAATAATAACTTTAGGTTTAATATCTTCAGCAACTCTAAGAAACTCAAAAAACAAATCTTCAATGTTTTCTACTTTTTTACCATCAGAATATTTTTTTGTTTTACCAAATCCTATTTTATGATTACCTTGAACCACAGAACCTGCCATTGAGAAAGCGCTACATGGCGGCGAACCGTCTAGTATATCAACTTCTCCAGCTTTGATACCTGCAGCATCAAGTAAATCTTGACCTGTAAGTTCTTTAATATCATCTGGTAAAATAGGAGTACTAGGATAGTTTGCTGCGTATGTAGTACGCGCCTCCTCCACAAATTCGTTGATGGCCAAAATCTTACCACCTGCCAAACGATAACCTGTCGATGAACCGCCGCCGCCAGCGAATGTTGATATTACATTAAACTTGTTCTGAGCCTCTGCATCATATACATCTTGTAAATTATATTTTTGGTAATTCATATATCTAATCTCCCACTCTGCCAGTCTCTACACATATCCATAACTCTTTTCCTTCCATTGAAATTGATTTCACTGTTATTTAGCAGAGTTTCAAAGAGTACATTTATACCTGCACCTAAGTGCAAATTTGTATGAGGTTTTATTGTACCAAAGTTTTCTAGTTCTGTAAAGGACTTTCTTATTTTTATTTTTTGTTTTGGCCTATTTAATTCTTCCCAAGTGAATTGATAGAAATAATCCTTTACCTTAGAATCTAAATATGGTACAATGTGTATCTTATCATGTTTTTCTACAACATAGTTATGCCACCTAAGTCCTGCACAATTTTCTGGTAGAAGATACTTGTCTCTAAATTCATCAAAGGTTTCTGGCGAGTATGTACTTTCTGGCCTATGTCTCATAGTGGCTTTCTTACTTACACCATGATAGGCATCAGCACCCCAACCTGTCAACACATACTTTTCTTTGATTTGTGGATACACATATAAAAACGGAAATACACACTCAAAATGTGTCTTTTTTACACAACGTAAATCTACAAGTCTGTACCAATCAGCAACTATATTTTCTGCTGGTACTTCTGTTGGAATAAAAGTCCAACCCATTTTACTAGAGAATTTTTCTGCCGTTTTGAAATCATACGACATATTACCTTTGAGATAAAAGCTGTGTGCAATAACCTTTTTACCAAGGTCATGGGCAGACAAAGCTACTGACAAAGAATCAACTCCACCAGATAACAATACTGCAACCTCACTATCTGGTACATTATTTTTTATATGGCTTTGTAGTAGACTTCTAATCATCAGTATTCATCATCCAAAAAATTCTTCTAATGTTCCTTGTGTTCCATAACTTCTATCTACCAACCAATTAATCTTAGAAACAATAACATTAAGTGGTTCTACAAATGATTTTTCAAACTGTGTTTCATAGTCTATCATCTTGTGCATATCTAACTCTTTTGGCAGACTTGTGATGAAAGAGAAAGCACTACACTGATATAGATTTGGTTGTTTGAGATTGATGAACTTAATCTTGTCACCCTCTTGTATATAAGGATACTTGTGTCCTAGTTTGTTTTTCTTGATTAGGTGATTGTATAATATAGCTCCCTTGCAGTGGATGGGGGCACCTTTTGCGAACATCTGATTAGGGTCAGAGAACTTTGTCAATCCATTTACTGACCGTGGATATGCAATCTCCTCTGGTGGTAGTTTCATAAACTCCTCACGAAACTCCTGTATGAATTTGTTCAGTTCCTTCTCATCACCATTCATAATGATGTCCAGACCTTGTTTAATCTTTGCACGACAAGGTGCAGGCGTTGAACTCTTGACTGCTTCGATACCCATCATCTTTAGGTTTGCATTATTATAACGAACACCTTCGTTATCCCATACGTTGAGAATGTATCGTTTCTTTGCAGTCCAGATACCCTTGTCAGCGATGACTTCTCTAGACA